GTTGAGCATTTGCAGTTCTTTCGAGTGCTTGTTCAATGGTAAGGAACAGGCGGCGAACATTGATTCTATCAAATGCGGATGCATAAGAGAGTGCAGTTTTATCGCCAAAAAGGAGAATTCCAGTTCCAGGTAAACTAACGATTGAGTTAACTCTCAGAGGATACAATTGATCTCTTTGAGCCTTGGTTGGATTGTATGCGAGTTTAATTGCATTGTTCAGAACTCCTCTTTGCTGACCCGCAGGAGAGAACCATGGAAAAGCAACGATGTTTGTTCTTACCATCAACCCAGCAACATCACCATTACATGGAATGTATCTGAATTGATTGTTGAATCTATCATAAGTATACTTATATCCACTATCAAATACTGCATAAGATGAAGAGGAAAGTGGATTGAAGAACTCAATTAAGTTTGTTGTTTGAGTTGTTGTATTTGTGATATTAACAACATCTGCTCTGTGTGGAGAAATAACTGCTAAGCAATCTTTTCTCAGTTCAGCAATCGCAATCAGGTAATTTGCTTTTGCCTGAGACTCAAATTTATTAGAAAGACCAGGGCCCATGATTAAATAATCAACTGAAATTTCTTCTTTATTGTTGAAGAGAGTGTATGAAGTTGTTAAGTCACTAAGAGATGCGGTAAATCCATTTGTTTCATCATAGTTGACTCCACCAGTTAAGGTGTAAGTAACATTTCCAATTCCATTAAATACTAACCCTTGAGCAGCAACATTCCATCCACCAGATGCTGGAGTAATTTTAGTAAAGTTTGTAGAGAATCCAGTTGGTTGTGGATATACGTTGTTATAAGTATCATCACCAATTGATGGATTGTCTCCAGCGTAAACATAATTCGAATTGAGTGCTAAATAATCTTTCCAGAAGATTTTTTGGGGTGAATTTACGGCTGAGACAGCATCTGTTGCTTTTGAAAGTCCAACATGCTTTTCAAGTAAGTTACCTTGAATACCAGTAACCGTTCCTAAGTCATCAATAACAACAACGTGAACTTCATCATTTCTACAATTTCTTTGAGATGCCCAACTGGTTGAAACTGGTTTAGGTGCAAGAGACTTCCAATAAACAGTGCTGTTTACAAGACCAAGAGTTTGTTGATCATACCAGTCAGAAACTAAAACTGCTGATTCCGATCCAGCAAGGTTACTTGCGTTTGTGATGAACTTGATGCTATCTGAAGCTTGGAAAGAAGCGTATCTTGCTCCTTGCTTATAATCAATTTTGGTTTCTCCACCAGAGCTATCAACTCTTGAGAAAACTTTAACATCAATAGAACTAGAACCACCGGTAGAATCAGTTCTAATACCAGTGATAATTCCTTTCAGATAACCAGTAAATGAACTGGTAGATCCAGTTGTTCCTGGAATAGTAACTGCACTTAAAGCAACAGTAACACCATAACCAATTACGGCACCAGACGCTGCTGGATCTGTTGTATTAATACCAAGAATTTGATCTGCTTTACTGTCAATAATACAAACTTTAAGATTATTTGCCCAAGTTCCTGGGTTCTTGGATGCATATGCCCAAGTTACACTATCTGCAGAATAGTTCTGATTATAATCGTCGTAGTTTTTAATTTTAACAGTGGTGCTAGCAGACCCTACAGCAGCATTGGAATTGTTTAAGGTTGTTCCATCGGTTCTAACAACCTTTAAAGCACCACCATAGCTTAAGAAGGATGATGCGGTCATCCAATATTCGTATTGTGCGTCACTGGAAATTGGTTTTCCAAATGTATTGATTAATTGATTTTCTGTGGCAATATCAACTGGTTCATCAACCGGACCGACTGCAAAAGGACCAACAATCGCGCCGATATTATCTAGTACATTATCAGCTCTCCCTACAGTTAAATCAACCTCCCTGATCAGTACACCAGGAGATAATTGAGGAGTTGCCATGTTTGTCTCCGTGAAATCTCAGTTTATCTAAAAAATATTTATTAAAACGATACTTTTCATTGGGGAAACGATGCATGAACACTACCAATCAGGATATTCCCACTTATTACTTGGGTTTTTGTTTTTTCTATTTTGAGATATTCTTTGCTTTGTGCATTCCTTACATTCATATGCATATGAAGATGCAAACACTCCCCTTCGAATTCTATAAAAATCTTCTATCAAATTTTTTTGTTCACCACAAATTCTACATTGTCTTTCTTTGAATAGCAGATGCCCCAACTTTAGTTGGCCATCCAAGTCCATTACCGATACTCCCACATATATGCTCGGTCACCATATTCATCAGTGAACCAACGATCTCCTTCTTCATCAACAAAACTCGTTTCATCTGTACCATCAACAATAAAACCAAATGGAGACATGTCTTGTTCAATTTGATTCTTCTGTTCTTCGTAAAGACGTTTTCTAACATCTTGGTCAGTTAGTTCTTTAAAATAATCCTGTGCAACTAACCAAGCATAAATGACGAGACACATTGCAAGGTCATCATTACATCCTTCTTCTGCTTCAAATGAATTATTCTTCTGAATGAATGTTGTTAATTCACTCATGATTTCATAGTCACTGAATATGAGTTTATTTTCCTCAACCATTGTCTTGAGATTAAGGCATCCAACTTTCTTCACTGCCTTAGACATTTTTACGCCAAGTTGAGTTTTCTTTCCAGAAAATCCTTGACCCACAATTTGACCTGCTCTTCCACGCATTGAGCACATCAGAAGATTATTGTATTCCAAGTCATAATGAATAATGGATGCTACCTGGTCTCCAACATCATTGACTTCACATAAGATAAAAGCACCATTATAGTTTTTTGCCACATCAACAATAATGCTTGGAAACAACATTGGTTTAATTTCATTGTTTCTATACTTTGCAACAACCTGATGTGGGAAGGATGTAATGTCTATCACAGTGAATGCTGAATAGTCGTTTCCTACGCCCCTGGCTACGTCCACAGTAAGCAAATAGTCATGCTCATCAACTGGATCAACATACACATCTAAACCTCCGCTACGGGTCTTAGGATGGTCATACACGAGGGCTCTGAGTTTAGATGCAGCAATCAGAGTATCAACAGAACCTAGGAACTCACATTCAAACTCAACTTTGAATTGTTGCTCAGATGTATTAGCAATCGTTTGCGCCTTCCATTCACTGTCTCTTCCAGGAACTTCTGACCAATGAACATCCGTAAATACATATTCATTCTTACCACGCTCTGCATCATGCCACATGCGGTAGAAATGATTCATACCATGTGGCGTTGAAACTATGATGACTTTTGTGCTTTTACCAGAAGTAATAGTAGGATAAACAGATGCAAAGAACGAGTCTGCAATATGGTTTGGAACGAAAGCGAATTCGTCGAGAAAGAGGATATTAAACGACATACCTCGGACAGCACTCGCAGATGTAGAAGCTGCCAATATCTTACTGCCATTTTCTAACTCCAATGAACCTTTGTTCCACGCAATGATACCCTGCTGCATCCATTTGGGTAGATTCTCATATGCAGTTTGCAGTCTATCTAAGAGTTCTCTTGCAGTCGCTGCTTTGTTTGCAAGAATACCAATATTTACATTATCGTTAAATACTGCATAGTGTAATAGAAAAGACACCACGGTTGTAGACTTACCAGTCTGTCGTGGCATCTTACAGATATTAAACCTATAATTATGGAAATTATTAACTAACTTTTCCTGAAAAGGATACATTGCAAATGGTTGCAATCCTTTATCAAGGGTCACAATTTTTACATAATTGTTTGCAAAATACACAGGATCTTCTTTGCATTTCACAAACTCAAGAATTTGTTCTTGCGTAAATTCAATTGGGGTATTTGCTTTCTTAAGCAAAGGGTTTCCCAAATAAACATCACTCATAATAAATTACCTTAAGTTCAGCAGTTCCAGGCTCTAAGTGACTTATTGATTCTCGAATCTGGGTCGCTTGCAGTTTTGGCAGAAGTCAATTTTTTCTTCATACCTTTCATTCTTGCACAGAAACTTTTTCTGCGAGGATTGCCAACCTTCTTTGAAGGTGCTTTGAGGTCACTACCAGGATTTTCACGCTCGTAAGATTTACGTCCCTTCTCATTCAATCCACCTGATTGATTTTTACCCTCTCTTCTTTGCCATGCAGCAACTTCAGAAATAACTTCTTCACCATACGTTTTTACATATGCTCTGCTAGAGCCAACAGATGCTGCGCTTCCACCTTGAGGAAGTCCAGTTTGAATAAATGTTTCTCCAGGAATAAATTCTGAAACCTGATATGAAAGAACAGTTGCACCAGGATAAACCTTTTGAATCTGATTAGTTACTTCCCTTCTCGTTGGCATTTTAATTTGTGGGAAAAACATCTTATTCAGATAAGTTTTCCCTCTCCAAGAAACAATCACTGAAACAAGATTTCCATTTTGCGCTGGGAGTCTCAGTGCTTCTTCAATTTTTGCTTCTTCATTTGCTGGAACACAATTAGGAACAATCTTTTTACCTTTCTTCTTCATTCCCACTTGCTTATAACCACTCCAGCAAGCCTCATCCATTTCTCCACTCGCAACGTAATCTGCTGCGGTATCAATATAGTCTGCTGCTTTAGTAATTTTTGATTGGACCCATGCTTCAATATTACCTTCACCCTTCATTTTATTACGAATTCTTTTTGCAGCAGAAATAATAGTTGAAAGTTCTGAACGTGCCATTGAATATTCATGATCATACCCTTCTGATTTGTTTCCCCAATTTGCTGCCCCAACTTTACGGCACTTTACAAGTGCTCCAGAAGCATATGCCGAAGGCCAAACACTATAACGAGACTTGACCTTATGGTAGCAAGCATCTTTTTTACCACTGCCTTTACCTTTCTTGTCTGCTTCTTCGTTCATTTTCTTTTTGCGTCCTTGACAATGAGCTTTTTGGGAAAATCCTTTTGGATTATCGCAATCGATAGATCTTTTATATTTATCGGACCAACCCTCTTTCACATCAGTTTTTACATAAGTAGGTTTTGCAGCACCGGTCTTTTGTTGCTGTCCAGGATCTGCTGCTTTTTTTCTTCTTGCTGCAGACAATCTTTCTGCTTTTGTCATACTTGCTCTTTTTGCAGAGGAAACACACTTTGGAGTCCCTTCACCAGGTTCATCACTCGCACAAGTGCCACCAGTCACCACATTTACCCAACCACCTTTTCCATCTTTTGATTTAGATTTGCCAAACCAATCGCGGAGACCCTCTTCAGATATACTAGAACCATTTCCATTTTCATTAGAACCATTGCCTTTAGAATCATCTTCCTTCTCAAGCATACCATCACGACCTATCATATATCCAATAGGAATTGATTTACACTTTTTATCTGTATAGCAATAATAGTTTCCTGGTTTACACCTATTCCTCTTTTTTTCCTCGTTCATTTCTTCTGTTTTCTTTTTCATTGAGTTAATAAATTTTCTAAAAATAGCAGCTTCAGAAGTCTTTCCCATCACTCTTGCTCTTTGTTCCATAGCAATTGCTGCTTGAATTTTGTGAGCATGAGATCTTCCAGAGTTTCTTATTTTTGATACACTTTGTTTTGCAGTTGCAACATCCTTAAATCCCAATCCGTGAATTGTTCCTTTTGGATCTTCATCTGTATAGAGATCAGAGTGTTTATCAGATTTGTTTGGTTGTCCTGGTTTTTTGGGTATACGAGGATTATTCATTTTTATTTTTATTTATAGAAATACTCCCTCACATCAGTTACATCTTGAATGCACTTAAACCTTTCTATGGTATCTTTATCTACCAAGTCTGGATGCACCCACCAATCTTCAAATGGTGTGTTTTCACTTTGAGACACATTTGCAACCACCAATTCATATCCCATTGATTTCAAATAGTTTCTTGATTTGGTTCGATATGTGCCAGTCATATCAACAAAATAGTCATGTTCATAAGTAATTACAGCAAATTTATATTGGTCAAAAGGAATATCTAAAAGAATTTCAAATGTTGTTTTAGATGGTTCACAATCAAGTTGAAGATAATCAATCTCTTTTGTAGAATAATATTGATTCAAGAGTTTTTCATAATCAACTGTTCTTGCATCTTTACAAAGAATTGTATTTGATCTTTGTTCAGCAAACATCTGACAAAAATTTTCTAAAATTTCAATAGAAACTCCAGTCCATCCAAAATCTTTTTCTAAAATTGCACTATTGTTTTGGAAGATTGGCTCTTGTGCCCCAATCTCAAGATACGTTCCATTTCTTTTTCCGTTTAGAATGGATAAGATAAACATATCTTGAAGTGCTTGTCCATTGCTCTTTTCAATGGTTTCTAATCCAGGAAACTTATATTTAAATTGTGGATATTTTGATTTCTCATACTTGATACTTTTTGGAACCCAACATCCAAGATTTTGGAGGTTCATTGCCACCAAATCGTAATGAGTTTTATCCAACTCATAATTATTTTTCAAATCTTGAAATAAGTCACGAGACTCCTGTGACTTACCCCACCAATAAGCACTTACTGCTTTTTCAAAAATTAATCCATATTTACCAGGATAATCAGTAAATGTCGGAAGTGCTTTAGAATCAAAGTCACAGAAGTTTAAACCAAGTGATGCGATTGTATATGAATTTGAATACATTTGACTCCATTCTTCAAATCTTGAAGAAAGGAAATATGCCTCTGGTCTTTGAGGTAATAAATTCATCGCATGTTGATATAGACCGCGCACAGTATAAACTCTATTTTTTTGATCATTAAAGCAAGATGCCATATGAAGCAGGCATTCGTAGGCTAAAATTGAATCATTAGTTCTCTCCGCTGCTCTTAAATAATAAGAAATTGCAGATGAAGTTTGCTTTTGATTGTGATACCATCTTGCAAGTTCAAAATTTTTGATTGCATTTTCCGTATCAAAAGCATATGCAACCAAAGAGTCATTTAAAATGTTCATAATTGTTTGAATGTCTGCTTTGTGTCTTTTCCACCAATTTGATATGTATTGCGAAGCAAAATGATGATTTGGTTTTTGTCCGTTTTCCAACTCAGTGTCATTGAGATTTGTAGAATCAATCTTTGTATTCTCTACAAAAAGAGGGCAAGTATAAACTTTTCCAAAATTTGTAAAGAATAAACTTTCACCAATTGGCATTATATCAGAATCTTTAACTTCTAAGTTATAAGTTTCTTCAATGCAACAATGATTGATGATGCGTTTTACATAGTCTCTTTTTAAGATATACGCAGTAATTGCCCAATCATCCCAGTATCTTTCACGAAGACAAACTTTATCAAATTGACCCCGAATTGCAAGAAGCTGAACTGCTTCCCAGTCACTTGGAAGATTATTTACAAAATCTTCCCAGGTGAAATTCCAATGTTCTATAGTTTCAAGTGACAGATCATCCTCACAGAAGAAACCATAAGGTTCATCAGTATTGTAATACCAATCTTTAAATGCTTTAAGATGTGATACTGTGCAACCTTTTACTGGGTCAGTTAATTGATGAACATACTTTCCTGTAATAACATCATCGGATTCCGAAAATCTTTTTGATTTAATTGGGATTGGAACTATGTTGTATTTTTTAAACTGTTTAGTAAATAGTTTTTGCCTAGCGATATCGTCTTCTAAAGTCACATAACGAACAGAAGGAAGTCCTTTCAATTTCATACAAACTCCTCTAAAACATTTCCAGGGACTCTTAAGATATACGCTGCGTTATCTTGAAATCCAAAAGTTATCAAATAATCATCGTTATATTTTGTTATTCCACAAGCAAATTCAATCTTTGCATCTAAGAATGAAAATACTTCAGAGAACTTTTGAATATTCCAGTCCTTATCCCAATAGGTAAATCGATGTCTATACGTTGCATCTTTACGACCAGCTTCAGATTTATACAAATCCGTTTCATGATTTAAAGTCAAATATCCATCTTTATATGGAATGACTTGAGAACCACCACGAAGATCTTTGGGTGCGGAAATCCAATTCTTTAATATAACAGTTTCGCAAGTTTGGTTTTGAGAGTCTACTTTTACAACCTCAGTTCCATTGGTCCATTTCACATAATGGAATGGTTGGTCTAAAATTGGCATCCAATTTTTTTCACAATAAGAATCATCACCATTTGGAGCAGGAATACGAAACCTTGAAACTTCTTTGATTTCAGTATCTGTGATTTTAAGTTCACTCAATTCCATTCTTCCTTGACCATTCGTGGTTGTGTCTCTACGAACTCCAGTTAAGTAGAACTTATTATCCCAATATACCAATCGCGCATCTTCAAGACCAACAAATTCCCACAATGGTTTTTGATCTAGTTCAGATGTATCTACTTTTAAAATTTTAGTAGTCTCAAGATTTTCATTCAACTCACAAATATAATTTGTGGTTGTCAATGAAATATCGTTTTCTGGATTCAGATAAACAAGAGGACCATATTGGTGCTCATACTTGTTTAACTCTGCGTGATATAAAGTATATTGGCAGTGTCTTACATTTACTAATACTTTATCGTTTACTACAAGAACTGAAGGATTGAATAATCCCGTTCCATTAGTGTATTCTGAAGGAATAATAAGAGACTTAATTGTTCCGCCACGTTCCAATGCATATTTTACAAAATTCATAATCAAATTTTTTTACTATTTATTATGAGTAATTATAGATGGACAGGATTCCATACCAATTTGATCCACCATTTAAAGTATAGAAAGCATATACATCAGTTTTATTTGCGGCAGTTGTTCGAGTTGGTATGGTTGCGTTTGGCCACGCTACACTACCAGGCCAAGTAATTGTTCTACCAGCAGTACCATCATTTGTCAAATGTAAAGTAAATGCAAAGGCACCAGATGGGCAACCAGACATACTAAACGCAAACGTAGCATTTGCGTTTAAAGTTGCAGTAACAAAGTTTCCATTAGATAATGAAAGCGTCGGGCTTGATCCAGTATTTCCAAAACTATAAATGGTGTCTGCATAATTTTTTAATGTGCCTCCACTCAAGTTAGTTGCTGTTCCTGCAGTTGAACCCTGAGCACCTGTAGATCCTGCTGCGCCTTGAGCACCATTTGATCCGTTAGATCCATTAGATCCTGCTGCGCCTTGAGCACCATTTGATCCGTTAGATCCATTAGATCCTGCTGCGCCTTGAGCACCATTTGATCCGTTAGATCCATTAGATCCTGCTGCGCCTTGAGCACCATTTGATCCGTT